AACTAACATTGTTATCGTCTACAACATCAAACAAAGGTTCTTGATTTACTGCTGTCTTTTCTTGTGCTACTAACCAATTGCTACCATCAAACCAATAAGGTGTGCCACGATTATCACCTTGGGTAATAATCAATTGATTGTTGGCTAATATTTCCCCGTCAGTGGCTTCTACCAAATGAATTTGTTTTTGTATAGGATCCACGCCATCTACGTCAATAATGCTGATAACGTATACTTTGTTTTTAACCAATGGATCTTGGTCATTGGCAAACACAACTCTCAGTCCGTCGGCTGTGTCTTCATCTACAGTAATACCATCTAACACAGCGGTTGTACGACCTTCTACATTACTAAATGCATCAGTGACTGAGAAATCTAAAATATCAATTGGAGTTTTAGCTACTCTGCCGTAGTTAAACAACTGTAGATTTTTATCAAACTCAATGATAGGCCTGCTGGCTCGTTGGGTTTGATTTGGTAATGCTGTGGTATTGTTGTATTTTGCGGTTTGTGCAATAACATCAATGTGGAACCAACGGTTGCTACGGCTCCATGCATTGTTATCCATACAACCACGATTGATAGTAATATAGTCTAAACTATCAATTCCCTGTTCAGCAAACGCTTCGGGTAAGATTTGTTCAGCAACCGGAACTAGAAATATTCCTGTACCTACACCCTCAACATAATATTCGTTGTTTACATACTGCGACTGTACTACTTTGTCGTCAAAACGAATTTTCAATCCGTTGGTAAATTTAATACCGTTGGGGCTGTTGTAATTTTTCTTGCCAATAATATCGTTTTCGACATCAATGGTGTGATTGTCGTTGTCAACAATTTTAATTTCGCCAACAAATCCCGATGTAGAACCATCTTGATAGTACAATCTAGTTAATGGTGCTGTAATCAGCGGAACAGTTTTATAAATTTTGTTAAAGTCAACAAAAAACTCTTTAGTTGCATTAGTTACACCTGTTCTAACAAACACTTTTTCATTTTGTGCAACTGTATAGGTTTTTTCCAAGTTAATGATAAAGTCGTCGTTATGCGGGACTAAATTAATTTTCCACACACTACGACGATCGTCTTCGGGTACTATGTATCCAGCAACAGGATTATAACCTGCAGGAGGAGAAGTCAATGTTCTATTGGTCCATAGTGTATCATCAATATCACTGTTGGTAAAGATGAATTCTTTGTTACTTAAATTTGTAACAGCTCCATCAAATCCAGATGGATAAATGCTTAAAAATTCTGACAGCAGTCTATTTTGAATTTCTTTATAGGATATTTCTGTAGAAAAGTCCACAGAAGTTACCAATGTCATTTTGGTAAATCTATCCTGTGCTGTAATCAATGGCACACGGAACACAATTTCACCAGAATCGGCACCGTTGTTTCTTACACCAAATACATCGCGTGTGCCGATATTTCGTTGAGTTGCTTTTACTCCGTTAACGCCAGGCTCTGCCTGTATCCAAAACTTATTACCAGGTTGGTTAACTTTAAATTTATAAACACCCCCGCGAGCCAATGTAATAACAGGATTAGATTCATCTACTGTGCCGTCGAATGTGTATCCAACTACTGCGGTATTTCTAGTCACTGAGTAATCACGTTGATTGTCCACTGTTCCTGCAAACACATCAACTGCGTCTGGGCCGTCGGGTAACCAATAGTAGTTGTTAAAGTTTACAAATTTGTCAAAATCAAACAGGCCGTTGTAACTATATGCTTCATTGGCAAACAAACGACTGTGATTATCTGCTAGACCGCCGTAGTAACCAATCTTTTGTGTTAGGTCTGCATACCCGCTGTAATGATCTACTACTCCACTACCAGCTGGCTCAACTACTAAACTAGGTTCAAGTTGATATTCCTGGCGGAATTGATCTGGTTCTGTTACATAATTGTCACCAGCTTTAAATGTTGGTGCGAACCTACGTCCTATATAGCCGTTGATTTTTTTAAACTCAGGATTGGATACCAATTGATCGAGAGTGGCGTTTAAAAACTTTTTGTTGGTATCTGTTTGAAATACTGTAGGTAAAAAATCTAATGTCTTAATTGCGGCCATTGTGTATATACTTCCGGTTAGTTAGTAGTATTTAATCCAGCTAAAGTTTGGTTAATTTGTGCGGCTGTGATGGCGCTGATAATTTCCACGTCGTCAACTGTTGCGGCACTAACAATAATTTCATCGGGTTGTGCATTGATCTGATACAAGTTACCAAACTTCACTGTGTTGTCATTAGGAACAATAATCACGGATGCAATGCTCGGATTCAATTCGTTGTGTAGATAAGCACTCAACTCTGAGAAGTAGAATGTCTCCCCAAACTCCCAATTGTTAATATCAAAATAAGCATTGATTGCGGCAACCACACTGGTCTTGATATCGTTGTCGCTGATAATAATGTTAGGATTCTTAACAACCTTAAATCTTGCACGTAGACTGTCTACAGCCTTGCTACCAAACACAGGCTTGAATTTTGCACTGTTATAGATAATAGTATCGCTCATGGCTTTGTAGTTGTCTAGCGTACCAAATTCTGTTTTCAATTCTTCGTTGGTTGGCGCCGAAGGCTCTGTTAGTTTGTTGCTGGTATCACGAATCCAAGCCATGTAGTCGTTGGCATACTGCTTAGTTAAAATGTACAAATCCATGATGTTGTTTGGACTTGGATCAATACGTCGTTGATTAGGACTATTGTGACGATATTGGAAATTTAAACTCTGTCTACCTGTTTTGTAAATGTAGTTGCTTAGTTCAGTTGCAGTGATTTGACTGCGTACAGTATCTAATCTATAGAATTTCTTTTCGCTAGTAGCAAAAAATATCTGCCCTTCAACATAGCTAGAATAGTTTAACAAGATTTCGTCACGTGTCGAATAATCAGATACCACAGTAGTATTGTCAACTGCTACGTATTTGATAAAATTACCTGTGTCGGTTTCTTCTTTAAAGAACACCAACTTCTTTTCTGGATTTACAGATGGTGCAACTACTAACTCAAACAAATCTGGGTTATCAGGTATGCCATCGTTATTGCTGTCTGGAAAAGTAACTAAAATTCTATTGTTGTTTTCGTATCCGTCTACTTCAACAATATTTTTATAAATGAACCACACTAGGTCTTGACCAATTGGTTGAGAGCTGTCTGGTTGTGTGTTAACCTTTAACAGTTTAATTTGATCGTTTAGTGTTTGGCCAGTTTTGCTGTCGAACACTTTTACTCGCTCATCAAAGTAAAATTTAGTTTCAATTTGACTTTCAAAAATGTAGTCCAATCCACGATAGCTTACTGTGTACTGATTACCGTCGTAGATAAATTTAACTAACCAACTTGAGTCTGCACCGGTACCAGAGGTATCACCGGCAGTGGCACCATTATAGGTATTGCCGCCAAGGTTTTGAATAGCAATAATGTGCCAGCCAATGGCTTCTTGTTGCCCTTGTCCGTTCAATCCAGTACTGTATCTTAAACCAAATGATTTGTAAACCTGTACTTGGCTTTGCATAGTTTGTAATATCGACGAACCTAGATCATTGTCAAATTTTGGAATAATTTCTTCAACTATTGCACCTGTTGGTACCTGTTGATTTAAAATCATTGTTTTGCTTTCTAGGTCAATTGCGTCTACTGATGCATAGATAAACTGTCTATCACCTTCGTAGCGTGGTGTACCAAGTCTTAAAACACCTTGACTGTTGAAATAGTATCCAGTAGGCGCAGAAAATTTAATCAATGCTCCAACATCTAAATATTTTAAATTACTGCTGGCACCTGTGCCAATTTGCTGTACTTCGCTTGAGCTGTTTACCAAGCTACCGTCGCTGGCATTGGTGTATACTTTGTCTTTGCTCCAAGTAATTGCATTAATAGTATAACGAGGTACTACATTGTAAAAATAGTGTAGCATACCTTTGGTTGTAACCAATGGACGCACTTGATTATACAATGCACGATAAATTTCGTTGGTTGTTTGGAAGTTGAAAGTTAATTGCTTGATGTATTCGTCTTTGTACAAATATCCATCTTGTGCAAAAATGTTTGTACTAGAATACTTTCCGGTAACGTCTAGTACATCCAAGAAACGGCTTACACCAGAGCTTGAACGATTAACTGCTTTGGCTTTTAATACTGTACCAAATGTTGTGTAAGGCAGAACGTTGTAGTCCTCGCCTGTGATCATACGATTCTGTGTGTAATAATTCTGTGGTGCCTTGGCACGAATTTCTTCTAGGCTTTCACGAGATGTAGCATTAGCAATAGTGTAATACAAGCTAACACGTAGCGTTAATGTTTCAACACGACCTGAACGACTTACATAACTGATAGGTACACTAACACCTTGAATTTCGCTTGGAGTGATTTTGTAGGTTAGTCCGTTGCTTTGACGATAGTAAAAGCGGAAACGACCCTGTGGAATATTAGCAAACGCACCATCGCCAAACACTAAATCGATTTGGTCGTTGCTACGTGTGTTTACTTGATATAAATCACGATCACTGCTCTTTGTATAGGCAATATTAACACCGGCTACCGCAGGCACACCTTTCCAAGCTGTATCTACTGTGCCTTGACTGCTTAGTCCGTACAACCAAGTGTCAGTGTTGTTGATGTTGTCAAAGTTTACGTTAACCACACGGTTTGGCAATGACTCCGACAAATTAAATTCAATGTTGTTTAAACTACCTTGCTTGAAGTACAAGAAGTAGCCTGTGTTTGGACTAGCGTTACCCAAGTTGTCATTTCTGTACAGGATGTTAAATTTGCCGCGTGGTCTTGGTTCAGCTTCATAGACATAACTTTGATTTAATGTTGTGCCGCTAACTGCTTCGAATGTAGTATCGTTGCCTTCAACTACTGCGCCAAATTTGTAAACAGGAACAACACCAGGGACAATACTAACTGTGTATTCGTCTACTGTGATGTTGTTGATAATTTGGCTGTTGCCCGGACGGCCAATCACTTGGCTGTTAACCAATGAGGCATTTAGAATAGCATTAAACTGTTCTTGCCAATTATCATTGGTTGTGTCATTGAAACTGATTAACAAATTGCTTAGATCTGTCCCGTTACTGTCTGTGACAGATTCAGTGGTACTGATGCTGTCAATTTTCAAGTAGCCGCTGGCAGGAATATTACGCTTGGGATTATAGCTAATTAAACGTGCTAGTTTAAGGATACTGTCTCGACGTTCTGCTGTGTCAATGAAGTTTTCACGAGCATTTAAATCTGTACGGAAAGCAAGACTTTGTCCTAAAAACGCAATAAGATCAATTAACGCAATGTATTCACTAGACTCAATAAAATCGTTGAAGTCTTCTGGATAGTATGTACGCAAGTAGTCAATCATAGTCTTGCGTAGAGTTTCAAAGTCGTAGCTTTGGAAGTCTGCTTCTCGGAATGTTTGATAGATTTTAGTCCAATCCTGTTGAACTAATAAGCTGGTTTGACGTGTAGTGATAGCCATAGGTTTACCTGTTTTATTGTATTTATTTTAGGTAAAAAACGGCTAGTATTATATTGTACCGCGAGCAATAGTTTGACTGTTTTTGTCAAAATTTAGTCGCATCAAGCTGGATTGATTGGTTGATGAATAACGTAGATCTAATTCTATTTGTATACCAAAGTCTTTTTCAGTTAGTGTAACGCTGTCAATGCTTAGTCGTGGATCATATGCAATGATTCGCTTGATATCATCTACAATAACATCTCTGGTTTCTTGTGTTAATGGCTCAAACAAGGTGTTCCATATGATTGTACCAAAGTTTGGATTCATTAGTTTTTCGCCCTTGCGTACACTGAAATGGTTAATCAAGTCTTGCTTAACCAATTCAAAATCTGTAACTCTAAATTTCTTAGAGCGATCTATAGTACTAAAGCCTTTGTATGTTGTCATATGTGTATTTAACCTCTAGGTTGAATGTGTACTGGATCGCCCTTGGGATCAAAACGCCATAAACCGTATTTGGCTAATATGCCCATGCTATCCATTTCGGCAGCTTGGCTGGTATCCATAGCAATACCTGAACCGTGATTGCCCACAGTTTTAACAGGACGACTTACGTTACCATACTTGGATGTGTTTACTGTTGGATTAGCTGGCACACTACCGCCGGCTGCGGCCCAAGCCTCATAAATTGCTGTTTGTTCTTCTTGCAGTCGAACAGTACTGCTAACCACAACCTTACGTCCTGTGGCCTGCTTGTAATCACGTGCGGCCTGTAGCATAGAATTTTTAAACGATGTAGTTGTTTGTGCCCAACGCTCTTTGGATCCTGATCTAGCAGTCCAGGTAAACACATCATCTTCATTGATGTTTACGTCTGCGGCACCAGCGGCTTGTGTGCCACCTGTGGCTTGTGGGCTTAATACATCAATTGCGTATCGTCCAATATTAAAATACATTTCACCAGTGGTACCATTGGCGTCACTGCCGCTAGCACTAAATCTCCAGGTCTTTGCACCACCTGGACCAAGTAAATGTGCTACTGCAAGCATGCCTGCCACTGTACATAAATCATCATCGCTTTTAATGGCGCCTGTCTTGCTTAGTGTACTAAAGTTCTTTTGTAACAGCAAATACATGGCCGATTCTTGTGCAGACTTACAATTAAACCAATCATTTTTACTTGAACAACCGTCTTTGCCTGTCCATGCGGCATCTTGTTTGGCCACTGCGTTTGTTGGTGTTGCTTTATAGTAGTCACGCTTGATGTATCCGCAGTCTACCAGTGCAGGTGCACCAAATTGATATCTTCCTAAATAACCAATTTGATTTTCAATGCTGTACTTCCATGCAGACTCTTTCCATGCCAATGCAGCCATTAGTGCTTTAGTATGATTAGTGTTCAATGGACCAACGCCGCCTGCAGGATTAGGTGCATCAGGTTTAGACAACTGATCTACAGGACAAGGATTCTTAACTGGTTGTCCTTTGGCTTTCTTTGGACCCGGATCTAAACTAGTGTCAGCTTCGCCTGTGGTAACTGGATTTCCAGACCCATCAGTTAGGGTTGCCCCAGATCCTGTGCCCACTGCATTAGTTGGTTGTTTTGGTTGGCAGTCTACAGGTGCTACTGTTTTGCTAGGTGCCGGACCATCATTAATCATAGTACCATCGGCTTTTTGTCTTGGCCATGGCTCGTGACTTGGTGCTACTGTTACAATACTTGTAAGTGTCTTGCTTGCTGTAACCCAAGGATGTTCAGGACTTTCTCTGCTGGTATCGTTATGCTGTAGTGTTTTTAAGTTACCTGGATCTGCTACTACGTTTGCACCACCATTGTTTAAATCTATTTTGCTGCCAACAAAGGCCATTTTACCATCAGATTGTAGTGTTGTTCCTGCTGACCCACTTAACTCTAGCATGCCCGATGACCCAATGCCCACTTTGCCACCAAATGCTGTTAGCTTTTCGCTGGCCTTTAGCACCATTGCGTTGGTATCTAGGTTTAATCCACGCAGAGCTTTTACGTTAAATGTTCCGCCAGCGTGTAAATTCATGTTACCATCTGCGTGGAAGTTAAAGTCGCCGTCTGTTCTTACGTTTACACCGCCACCAGCATACACGTTAATTTGACCAGTTCCAGAAAACTCCATCCATACGCTACCGTCGCTGTTGGCCAAATACATAACACGTTCGTTATCATTCATCAACAGTTGATGACCGCTGGCGGTTCGTAAACGTATTAACTGATCTCTACCAGTTACTACATCACCATCATCCATGACAAATGTATGACCGCCTTTGCGTCCACGAATAGCATACTCTTTTTCATCAATTTGGTTGGCTGCTAGTTTTTGTGTATAATTAGGATCTTCAGCAGGATCTTTTAGTGGACGACCAGGTGTGCTGATGCCAAATACTGTGCTGGGAGTTTCGCGTTGGCTACTGCTACTGATTGCACCACGCACAGGATCTTTGTCTAGGCCTTGGTTAATTAATATGTTGGCCTGAAACTCGTGTATAGCACGTTTGTTTCTCATGAACCCTTCGGTCATGTTCTTTTCATCATTTTCGTTAAACTCTGCCGCGGGCAAAGTTGGCGGAATATTTTGTGCTAGACTGTTTTTAATTAATTGATTTTGACTGTTATAACTGTCAGGATCAAGATTGTCGTTGGTTCCAATAGCAGGAACCATATTATGACTTAGGTGTGTGTTAACGCAAGCAAACCAGTAACCACGACCTGGGTCACCACCCACAAATGTACACAGCACTTCATTGCCTATGTCTGGGGGTACTGCCCACATGCCATAGCTGTGCTGTACTTGATCAAATTTGTTATTCTTGCTGGCTTCAGGCTGAAACGTTGTACCAAAAAACGGACTAGCATAACCCACTGTTCTCCAGTTTTGTACGTTGTCAGGGTCTCCGCCCAAGTCAGGAATCCATACTTGCAAACGTCCACTACGAGTTGGGTCAATGTTATTTTTTACTACACCAACGTAACTGGCCGCGTCGAAACGCATGCCAGAAGTTTTTTCTCTGTTTGCCCAGTCTGGTAATTTAGTGCCTAGTCGTTTATCTGATGCCATGTTGATATTTACTCGTTAATCTCTAGCCAACAAATCTATTGCTTCTATGTCTTCAATACTGCCCAATGGCTGTGACACTGGCTGATTGTTTTGTTCGTTTTCCCAATCAACAATATCTACTTCTTCTGTTTCTGCAATGATTGCCGCTAACTCTTCGTCTTCAGGATCTTCAACATCCTCGTCGTTTAGCAATAACGGCTCTTCTTCATCCGGACCCGACAACAAGAATGGCTCTTCTTCGTCTTCTTTTGCAACTAATAGTCCGTCTTCGTCATTCCAGCTATCTTCGTCTAGTACCAATAATCCGTTTTGATCATTCCATGCTTCTGCATCAGCGTCTGTGGTTTCTCTGTTAGCCGACTTAGGTTTAGGATCTGCTTGTCTATTGGCGTCTACTGGCGGTTTAGAACTCAAGCCTTCGCCTACGTCATCGGGCATGCGTACCATTTGACAAACTTGTTCAAATCTTCCACCACGGAATTCATTGTCCACAGTCAAGAATTTGTACATGCCACTGAAAATACTTTCTACGTATTTGCCGTTCTTACGCATTAGTCCTGTAACTTCATCTATGTCTACAGGTGTCTTAAATGTAACTTTTGCATATAGTTCACCATTGTCCATTACCAAGCTACCATTAGTACTGATAATTTGTCCATTGGTCATCCTATCGTAGTTGCTACTGCCAGGATTGTTGTAGATATCGTCTTGCTTGATCAACTGCGGATCGCCAATGATCTTTAGTTTTAATTCCAGCATGTCGCCTTTGCTGTCGCTGTATATGCTCTTTTGAATATCGTTGGCTGTTTTTGTAACACTAGAATCATTGCCTTGCATACCGCCCGCACCCGGATCGTCGGACTTGGGATAGTATTTTTGTGTAAAGGGTTTGTTTGTTCCGCCCTTGACTGGTATATTATTACGCTCAGCTTCTTCACTGCCCTGGCTGGCTATCAGTGTTTCGTATTTTCCGCGGTTTAATGTAACTGCGGTATAGTATAATGTATCAAAGTTTATGTCAAAGTCAATGATATCATTGTTTTTACCGGTATAGATATAATTGTATTCTTTAACTGATCCTTTGGGCTTGGTCTGTGGTCCCCATGGATGTTTGGTATTGTAGACTATGTACTTTTTAATATGGAAAATTGTAATAATTCCCCAACGGTTAAGTTTTCTATCAAACTCTTTTAGTTTAATTTCAGGAATTATTTTATACCAGTTCATTGGCTTGTTCAACTCATTGGCCAATGATTGTGCATCTTTGGTTGAATTTTTAGCAGGATCATTGATCTGGCTAGTAATGTAGTCGCTGTTACGCATGACCATGTCAATCACACGCATTACGCTGGTTCCGCTGTTTACTGCAAAACTGCTGGTGTTAACGTCAGGGCCCGCACCATCTTTTTTGTTAACACTCTGTGCTTCTTTTGTGCCAGGATTTGGTATTGGAGTTTTCTTAATGTCTGCTCGTTTAGGTGCAGTAATACGTGCTTTGGCGATTTCTGGGTCAATTTTAAATTGTACTTCGTTGGCCACTTCACATGCACCAGTGGTTTGTGTTTGTTTATACCAAGCGTTAAACGCACCAGGATAGCTGTTGCTCTTGTATGCCGCACTGATAGTTTTCTTCAGTGCCGCAACCTTTTCAGGGTCGCCGCCTAGTCCACGCACACCTACCGGCAGCGGATTGCCATCATCATCAACTTGTATACCTTGTGCCGATATTAATTCTCGTTCGGCATCTTCTTTGGCTTTTTTCTGCGATACTATGTCCACGTCCGACGATTTAAAAAAGTCTTCCACTGTTGCGGCATCCACTTCTAAGTTAATAGGGGTGCTGGCTTGTGTTTCTTGTAGTGCTTGATGATTAAACGGAACTGCACGTACCTGATATTCGCTGCCACGTGTTCCAACTTTTGTTTTAATTTCAATAATCTTAATTGGAATGCGTTTGGTTTGTCCAGGAATAGGATTTAGTAATTTGCCTGCATCATCGTTACCATAGAAATCAATTTGTAACAAGTAAGGCATTTCAATATAGTTGGGACTGTTAACACTGATACTTGCATCCATGATACGGTTAAGTAGTGTTAGGCCATACGGTTCAACTATTGTAAAGTTAATGTCAATGGCGTTGCTACTTTTTGATCGTTGATTCATGCCAATGACTGTGGTCATTCTCAACCCATCAAAATAAAAATCGTCCTGGAAGTTTGGATTTCTTGGATAGTTACTGCTGTGCTTGCCGCCCGAACTGATCAAGCAATTACGCGGTTTCCATGTTTCGGGGTTTTTTGTTAGTGTGTCAAAGTCGTTTTTATCTAATATAAACAGACTTATGCTATATGTATAGGTTGCATATTGATGCAACGGATTAGGCTGTGGACTATAAGATGGCACACTAGACTTGGGTGCTACACCAACGGGTTTGTTGCCAGTACCTACTGTTGCACCGTTTATTTGTCCGTCGTAATCACCTTCTTGATCTCCAATTGGTGCATTTGCTTCTGCAGAGTCGTCGCCGGATAATAGTATTGGGCCATCGGCTTCTGCGTCAAGGTCCTCATTGAGAACCATCATGCCATCTTGGTCTTCCCATGCATCTTTATCGGCAACCAACAATCCGCCTTCAGTTTCTGTCCAACCCTCTTCTGCGGCTTCTATGTTGTTTAATTCAAATTCGTCTAATTCTTCGTCAACTTCTTGAAAAGATAATTCTTGTTCACTGATGTCTGCTTCTTGTTCACTGAGTCCGGAAGCAAGAGTCCTACCCGATGTTTCGTCAACTACTGAATATGTATCAGTTTCAGAATCATATTGTTTTTGCGGATTAGCATAACGTACACGGCTAGTGTTAGCGGCACTTGATTCAGCCACAATACTACCTGCCGGAACAGCATTAGTAGCATTTTGACTGATCAATTCTGCTTCCGCAGTTTGATTACTTGCAGTTTCGGCTTCTTGTGTTTTAACTGGCTGTGTTGATGCAGTAGGTGCTTGCCCCGATATCTTAGCTTCTAGTTTTTCTCGCTCAGTAGTTAGATCGGCAATTTTCTTTTGATAGGTTGCAAGATTTCTTTCGGCGGTTCTACGACGTAACGGAGTGCTATTTGGATCATCAATGACTTGCTGAAATGCCGTTATGCTTTCGTTGGCATATTCTAGATCTAATGCAATTCTTGCTAGTTCGCTTTGGTCAAATGTAGTCATTTGATTACAGCCCCAGGTCTACTACTAAATTTTCCTTTAGCGGTATATAGATTACTACACCCGGCTTGAAATCAAATAACGGGTCTTTGAGAACATTAGGATTACGAGATGCAAACACCCACCATAGTCCCGCATCACCATACAAGTCGTAGGCCAATAGATCCGGACGATGCTTGTAGACTTTGTCAATTTGATATGCCACGTCGCTGGTTAGTTTACGAATAGGACGAGGCTCCATTACGTCAAGAAATTTTCCGTAGGTTTTAGTTGAATAATACGGACTGGTTTTATTATAGGTGGTAGCCATTAAATAAAGCCTCCGTTGCCTTTGATTAACTTGCCGGCAGCAAAGTCATCAAGGTTAAATTTATCATGTAGTGTTTTGCGACTGTAAACAGGTTGCAGAGAAATTGTAATTTGACTGGTTGTTGGTAATCGTGTACTTGAACCACCCTGTGATGGAATCATCTTATCCATTAATCCGCCAGATGATAGTGTAGGAATTTCCACATAGTCCACATCCTGCGGCATGGTGTGACTGAAACTAGTAACCACACATGGTACGTGTGGGAAATAGTGTGTGCCATAACCGTCTAAGAATACCAATGGAGGAGGGTTACCCAAGTGTTTGTCGTTGCCTTGTCCAAACCACATTTTAGTTGCGGCACGGAAAAAATAGATACAGGCCAATAGATATTGACCTTCTTTTAAATTCTGTACTGTAAAGTCACCGGTGATTGTAATTGCTTGTATTTCCGAGCCTTCGTAGAAGTAAGCGTCATAATTACTATGTGTGAGCTTTTGATTAGCATAGCGAGCTGTATACTGTACTTGAATTTGCGGAGTATAAGGAAATACTACACCATTTGTAGCACTAGATCCTTTAAACAACGGAGCCATAATTCCTTTGTCTCTAGCGGCATAAAAGTAATCGGCACTTTCTGCTAAACTGATGCGAACACGCCAGTCCTGCTCTTTAGCATTTGCTCCAAGGTTCCACCCAACTGTGCCAATATTTTTCTTGAATCCGTTGCCGCCACCAGTGAACAAGCCAGATATAGATTTTCTAATCCCGCTGGGATCTACTATATCTAAAGCACGATCTAGTATGCTACCTGTACTGCCCGTGCTAGTAGGTTCTTGTTGTTGGTTTTGGCCAATTGGTAATAATGGCATAGGTTTTCCTCTTGACTTTGTAGTATTTATTTGTTAAATTAAGTGGTAATATTATAAGGAACGTGTATGAAACACAACTATCTCAATAACAAAGACATTCTTAAAGAGATACACAAAAGTAAGACAACGTATTGCAGTTACACCAAACCAGAATACGCAGATTACGACATGATCGTCACAGATCTAAAGAAAATTAACAAAACAAACACTCTACAAGCTCGCAGAAATCGTGCAGAACGACTAGCCAAACTAGCACACGAAGAAGCCTGTAAAGATGGTGTAAAACGTAAATTGGACGAATTTGAAGTTAAACTCAAAGACGTACCCGACACCGATGTTGTGTTTAGAGTCATGACGTGGGAACATGTGCCCATGGATGACAGCAAAAAAGGTAAAAAAGTCAATATCATTATTGACGAAGAAGATCCAGTTATCAGTGAATACGATGACCCAGAAGAGGTTAAACCACTGAAGTATACCAAATGCAACTTTCCTCCTTTCCAACACTGGAAGTTAGATGAAGAAGGTAATCCAGTATGCGTGGGCAAAAGCCACTGGAAGGGCGATTTGGAAACTGGTAAGTTCAGCAAAGAACACGGATCAATGACCCCAAAGTTGGCCCATATGTTTATCAAGCTGTGTGAGCGTTATGCTACACGTTCTAATTGGAGAGGTTATACTTATAATGATGAAATGCGTAGCCAAGCACTACTACAACTCAGCCAAATTGGCCTACAGTTTGATGAGTCTAAAAGCCAAAATCCATTTGCTTATTACACTGCCGCTATTACTAACAGCTTTACTCGTGTGCTAAACATCGAAAAACGTAACCAAAACTTGCGTGACGATATTTTAGAAATGAATAACCTAACACCTAGCTACACCCGTCAGGGATTATGGGGCGGTGGTGATATGGGTCACGGTGCAGATGAGTAAACAGCTTGTTGTAAAAATCCAATTAATAGTGTAAACTTATAACCTATGACTAATCTATTTAAGAAAGCTGCCGTTTTTACGGACATACATTTTGGACTGAAATCAAACAGTACTGTACATAACGAGGACTGTTTGGCATTTGTTAAATGGGCTACTGCCAAAGCTCGAGAGGAAGGGTGCGAGACCGCATTGTTCTTGGGCGATTGGCACAACAACCGGGCCAGCATTAATATTCTTACACTAGGTTATAGCTTACGTGCATTGGAGCACCTTAATGATAATTTTTCAAGCGTTTATTTTATTCCTGGCAATCACGACCTCTATTATCGCGACAAGAGAGATGTAC